AATTAATGAGTAATGGCACTTACACAAAACACATACACAGGTAATGGCAGTACTACTGCCTACTCCTTTACATTTCCATATTTAGAAACAACGGACATCAAGGTCAGTCTTGATGCTGTTGATACAACTGCATACACACTATCTAACGCCACTACCGTATCCTTCACCACGGCTCCAACAAGTGGAGCTGCGATTCGTATTTATCGCGCTACTAATTCTGACAACCTGAAAGCAAACTTCTTTCCAGGTTCAGCTATTAAGGCATCAGACCTTAATGACAACTTCACCCAAAACCTTTACGTCACACAGGAAAGTGAGTTCGACGTAACCAGTGCAAAGACTGAAGCAGCGTCAGCTACGGCTACGGCTAACAGTGCTGTGACAACCGCTAACAGCGCAGTTACAACGGCTAATGGTGCTGTAACTACTGCTAATAGTGCAGTCACCACAGCTAACAGTGCAACTACTACAGCGTCTGGTGCGGTTACAACTGCTAACGGAGCTGTGACTACAGCCAACAGTGCTGTGGCTTCTGCTGCAACGGCTAACACCACAGCTAACAACGCCGTGGCGACAGCTAATGCAGCTTCGTCTGCTGTGTCTAGTGCAGCCTTCTATTCACCTATTGCTGCTTTAGCAAACCTCCCTGGAAGCCCAGCTGATGGTGACCGTGTGGAGGTTATTAACTCTACTGGTGTTGAAAGCAACAGTACTGTCACTGGTGTACCGGCAGGTTTTGTCGGTTCTACAGACCTTACTGTTCGCCTTCAGTACAGCTCATCTTCTACTAAGTGGGAGTGGCAGCAATACTTCGCTGCTGACCCTGAAGGTCGTTACCTAACTAGCTACTTAGCTGTAGTAAAAGGTGACGGTACTTCTAGTGGACAAGTTGGAAAGATTACGCTCAACTGTTCTAATAATAATCATGGAGTTGCTATTCAATCTCCACCTCATTCTGCCGGTGCTACCTATACGTTGACCCTTCCTGTTAATACAGGTAGTGCAGATCAAGCTCTAACTACAGATGGAGCTGGTGTGCTTTCTTGGGCTGACGCAGGCTCTCCGACTATTGATGCCGGAAACTTTAATACTGGCGGTTCGCTTGTAACAACTACAAAAACTTTTGACGGAGGATCTTTCGACTAATGCCTACACCTACTAATAGAACACCTGTGCGAGTAGCACGTGGTACTTATAGTAATCTCAACTCTTCTGTGTCTGATATTCAGGAAGGTGAAATTTGCTATGCAACTGATCAAGACAAACTATATGTAAAGGAAGGTAGCAGCCTTGTGGATGCTTCATCTACTGACATTTCTGCTAAGGCAAATATTGCGTCTCCTACTTTTACCGGAACTGTTACTATTCCATCTGGCGCAAGTATTGCTGATATCGGTACAACCATTCAGGCGTATGACGCTGACACTGCTAAGACTGACGTAGCCCAGACCTTTAGTGCTGCACAGCGCGGCACTATTGCAACGCTGACAGATGGTGCAACCATTACTCCTGACTTTGCAACAGCTAATAACTTCACTGTCACCCTTGGTGGTAACAGGACAATTGCTAACCCAACCAACCTAACTCCAGGACAGTCTGGCTCTATCTTCCTCGTTCAGGACGGCACTGGTAGCCGTACTGCAGCGTGGGGCAGCTATTGGGACTTCGCAGCAGCTACAGCACCGACGCTCACGACAACCGCTGCAGGCGTAGATCGCGTCGATTACATCGTGCGCTCTGCCACTTCCATCCACACAGTATTTACGGGTAACTACTCATGACAGTGATTGGAAGTAACGCCTTGGCCGGTGCTTCCGGTCAAGCGGGTGGTGGTGACTATGAGATTGAACGTAGCCTTAGGTTTAATAACCCCGATACACCTTATCTTAATCGCGCTCCTTCATCTGCAGGTAGCCGTACAACATGGACCTGGAGTTCTTGGGTAAAACTATCGTCAATTCCTACCGGTAACCAAAACCTTTTTTCCAGTTTAGGTACAACTGGTAATCAGTTTTATGCACATTTTAATACAGCCTCTAAATTAGTTATTTCTGATTATGAGGCGTATGTTTATACCAGAGCTGAACTTACGTCAACTAGAGTTTTTCGCGATTTTAGTGCTTGGTATCATTTAGTAATTGTAATGGATTCTAGTCAGGCAACAGCAGCCGACAGAGTCAAACTTTATGTAAATGGTGTTCAAGAAACTTTAGCCGGAACGCAACCAAATCAAAATACCGAAGCTTTTTGGAATAACGCAAATGCACATTATATTGGCAGGCCACCCAACAATACAACTGATATTTTTAACGGCTACTTAGCCGACGTTTATTTCATTGACGGTTCTGCATTAGACCCAACATCATTTGGAGAGATTGACAACAACAACGTATGGCAACCGAAGAAGTACAGCGGTTCTTACGGTACTAACGGTTTCCACCTTGACTTCTCTGACAACAGCTCTAACAGTGCGTTAGGTACTGATAGTAGTGGTAATGGAAATAATTTTACGGTTAATAATTTAACAGCGGCTACCGGTGCAGCAACTACAGTTATTAACGCAGATCTTAAAAGTACACCTTTTACTGATTCATCGTCAAATAATCTTTCTCTGACAAACAATGGATCAATAGTCACTGCAGCTGCGGGCACAAATAGTTTCAATATAACCAATGCTGCCAGTTTCGGAAGCGATGGTGACAGTATTCGTTGTTCTACCAGTATTACTGTACCAACCAATTATACTATTGATTACTACTACAAAACAACAAGTGCTAGTCAAGTAAGTAATGCAACTGTTATAGATTCCGGCGGCGAAGTATTTCTTAGGGATTACGGTACTGCCACTTCTAGAACTTGTCGACTTAATAATGGATCATATCAAGATACAAACTATACAATTACTCAAGGAACTTGGAACCATATACGAATTTCTAATTCTGGAATTTGGTTAAATGGTACTTCAATTCAAAGTAGTCCAATTAATATTGCAGGTAGATCTTCTACTTTTACTATTGGAAATTACGCCACCTCAAGCAGTTATTACTTAACAGGTATGATTGGGCCTGTACGAATCATCGCTGCCGACCTTGGAGCCCCAGCATCGGGTGGAGAGCCAACAACATCTGGATCACTTATTGATTCTGTAAATGTCAGCACAGGAGCCGATAACGACTCTTACCGCGACTCCCCAACCAACGGCGACCCTACAAACGACACTGGTGCGGGAGGAGAAGTTAGCGGGTGCTATTGCACCTGGAATCCGCTTGTTATTACTACAAATAATAGTCTTGCCAACGGAAACCTTGAGGCATCGCACGCAGCAAGCACTAGCTGGACAGGCGGTCTATACACTGGATACGCTATGAACGTTGGAAACATGGGAGTCACTAGCGGAAAGTATTACTGGGAAGGGGTATTTACGTCAGGAAGTGTAGGCTGTGTAGGGGTTGTTAATAAACCACAGGGCCAATTGTATTATGTTGGCTATGCAGATACAAATGCTAAAAGTGCTGGGTTTTCCTCAACGTATGTCTATAACAACGGTTTCGGTTCAGCCGTAGGCAGTTTGCCCACCATTTCTCAGGGTGACATTATTGGTGTTGCTATTGATATGGACAATGGCAAGTTATATATTTCTCTAAATGGTACTTATGTTAATTCTGGCGATCCAGCTGCAGGCACAGGGAACGTTGCCTCAGGTTTAAATGGCGAAACTATTTTCCCTGCCGTAAGCCAAATTTCTGCAGCAGGCGGCTACTCATTTACAGCAAACTTTGGACAACGTAGCTTCGCCCATACCGCTCCAAGCGGCTACAAAGCACTTTGCACCGCCAACCTACCCGACCCAACGATTGCGGATGGTTCGACGGCGTTTGATGCGAAATTATGGACTGGCAACGGAAGCAGTCAAGGCATAACGGGATATTCTTTCTCCCCAGATCTTGCGTGGATAAAAGGACGTTCTAATGCTAGAGATAATGCGCTGTTTGACACTGTTCGCGGAGTAGAAAAGTATTTAGTTGCGAATAGCACAGCCGCTGAAAGCACCAGCTCTTCAACTTTGACTGCATTTAATTCAGACGGTTTTACCTTAGGAGGACAAAGTAGAACTAACGCAAACAACGAAACATACGTTGGCTGGGCTTGGGACGCTGGATCTTCCAATACAACAGTTGCTGTTGGTGATTATAATAGCCAGCTGTATAACACAAGTCAAACGTGGAGCACTTACGGTACGTTCGATAATAACCACGGTTCTGCTTCATATCATTGGCCGGGAGTATTTAATACTGGTAATTATTATACCGGGGGTCAGTGTATGTATAACGGCAGCTCCACCGTTGCAGATACGTGGACTCTTTCGTCACCGATTAGTGTTTCAAACAACGTAGAGATAAGAACTTGGGGTACCACAGCAGTAACTCTTAATTTAGGATTA